GGTCATGCGCGAGTTCAAAGCGGGTGAGCTGAACTCCGGCAAAGGTGGCCCGATTGTCAAATCCAAAAAGCAGGCAGTGGCCATCGCCCTGTCGCAAGCTGGAAAGGCGAAAAAGAAATGAAAACCCCAGCCTGGCAACGCAAAGAAGGACAATCCAAGACTGGAGGCTTGAACGCCAAGGGTCGGGCGTCTTATAATGCGTCAACCGGGGGCGATCTCAAAGCCCCCGTGAAGTCGGGCGACAACCCTCGTAGGGCCTCCTTCTTAGCACGCATGGGCAATATGCCTGGGCCTGAGATGAAAGATGGTAAGCCCACCCGGCTACTCTTGTCTCTGAAGGCTTGGGGCGCATCGTCCAAAGAGGATGCTAAGTCCAAGGCCAAAGCGATCTCCGCAAGGAACAAGAAATGAGACCCATATCTGTCGGCGTCAACCCCACTGCTGGGACGACCACCACGGTCTACACCGTGCCGACGGGTTATTACGCGCTGTTCAATCTGCTGTACGTCCACAACACCGGGGCCAACAACAAGTTTCTGACGGTGCAGTGGTACGACGCCAGCGCAAACACCAGCATCGACATCTTGACGCAAGTGACGTACACCGCCAAGCAGTACTCGCAGTTCGACAACGCCTATATCGTCTTTGAAGAAGGCGACCAACTGCGCGTCACGCCAGAGTCCACCAGCGCGTTTGCGATCATTGCCACCTTTGAACAAATCGGATTGACACGCCAATGACCTACCTTCAACTTATCAATGACGTTCTGGTCCGGCTGCGCGAGACGCAGGTGTCGTCTAGCAACGAAACGGCTTACTCGACTCTGATCGGGCGGTTTGTCAACGACGCCAAGCGCCAGATTGAGGACGCGTTCAGTTGGAACGTGCTCGGCCAGACGGTGACAATCACCACCACGCCTGGCACCTATGTCTACTCGCTGACTGGCTCTGGCCAGAAGTTCCAAGTCATGGATGCGCTGAACACGACCGCCAACGTCGGTCTGCAAAACATCAGCTTCGTGCAGATGAACCGCTTTCAGAACTTGGTGCCTGCGATCAGCGGTATCCCCGAATACTACAGTTTTGACGGCGTGGACGGCAACGGCGACACCAAGGTGGTGCTGTACGCCCGTCCAGATAACGTCTATACCATCCCTTTCGCGCTGACTGTGCCTCAAGCGCCCTTGACCTCTGACAACACGCTGGTGTTGGTGTCTGACGCGCTGGTCGTGCAAAACGCCTACGCTCGGGCGTTGGTCGAGCGCGGTGAGGACGGCGGCTTGAACTCATCTGAGGCGTACAACTTGTACCGTGGGATGTTGGCTGACCAGATTGCGCTGGAGGGCACCCGCTATCCAGAGAACCAAGAGTTTGTTGCCATATGAGCCAAGCCCTCCAGACCGCAAGCATCTCAGCGCCAGGCTTTTTTGGCCTGAATACGCAAGACTCGCCACTGGACTTGGCGGCTGGCTTTGCCTTGGTCGCAACGAATTGCATCATCGACCAGTACGGTCGCATCGGCTCGCGTAAGGGCTGGGCACGGGTCAACTCGTCGTCTGGCGCTCTTGGGGCAAACGATGTGGGCGTCATCCATGAGTTGGTGCAGTCTGACGGCACGCTGACGATTCTGTTTGCAGGCAACAATAAGCTGTTCAAGCTGGACGGCTCCAACGCCGTGTCTGAGTTGACCTACGGGGGCGGGGGTACAGCGCCCACGATCACGGCCAGCAACTGGTCGGTGGCGTCGCTCAACGGCATCACTTACTTCTTCCAGACTGGCCACGACCCGCTGATCTTCGATCCAGCCGTTAGCACGACGACCTACCGCCGCGTTACCGAGAAGACTGGTTACGTCGGCACGGTGCCTGCGGGCAACATCGTGATCTCGGCCTTTGGTCGCTTGTGGGTTGCAGACACTGCCACTGACAACGTGACGGTGTTCTTTTCTGACTTGCTGGCTGGCCATGTGTGGAGCACCGGCACTGCGGGCACATTGAACATCGACCGCGTGTGGCCTAACGGCGCAGACAACATCACCGGCTTGGCAGCGCACAATGGCTTCCTGATCATCTTCGGCAGCCGCCAGATTCTTGTGTACGCCAACGCCACGACACCGGCCACGATGAGCCTGAGTGACACGGTGGGTGGCATTGGCTGCATCGCCCGCGACTCTATCCAGAGCACTGGCAAGGACATCTTGTTCTTGTCCAACTCGGGCATCCGGTCGTTCGCTAGGACGATTGTTGAGAAGTCAGCTCCTCTGGGCGACTTGTCCAAGAACGTGCGCAGCGACTTTATGTCGATTGTGGCTGGCGAGACGTTGGCCAACATCAAGTCGGTGTACTCAGAAGCAGAGGCGTTCTATCTGCTGACGCTGCCGTCGGTCAAAGAGGTTTATTGCTTTGACACCCGCGTGCAGTTGCAAGACGGCTCGTTCAGGATCACAGTCTGGAACTTGATTGAGCCAACGGCACTGCTCTCGCGTCGCAACGGCGACGTGTTGATCGGCAAGAACGGCTACGTCGGAAAGTACAGCACCTACCAAGACCACACCACGGCCTACCGGATGCAGTACTACACCAACCACGCTGACTTGGGTAACGCCAACGTCACGTCGCTGCTCAAGCGTTTGAAGGTGGTGGTGATTGGCGGTACGAACCAGTTTGTGACGCTCAAATGGGGTTTTGACTTCAGCGCCAACTACCTGTCAGCCAACGCGCTGATCCCAACGCAAGGCGTTTCTGAGTACGGCATCGGCGAGTACGGCATTGCTCAGTATTCAGATGGCGTGGCCTTGCAAACTTTAAGCGTGCAAGCCTCTGGCAGCGGTAAAATCGTGCAAACCGGATATGAGTCCAATATCAGCGGCGCGCCGCTGTCGATCCAACGGATTGAAATCCAATCCAAAGACGGGAAAATGTCATGAGCAACTACACACAGAGCACCAACTTCGCCACGAAAGATGCGTTGCCGTCTGGCGACCCGCTGAAGATCGTCAAGGGCACCGAGATCAACACGGAGTTCAACAACATCGCTGTTGCCGTGGCGACTAAGGCTGACCTCAACTCGCCCACCTTGGTGACGCCCGCACTTGGCACACCTTCAAGCGGCGTGATGACCAACGTAACGGGCCTGCCATTGTCCACTGGTGTAACAGGCACTTTGCCTGTGGCCAACGGCGGTACTGGTGTTACGACCTCAACTGGCAGCGGAAATAACGTGCTGTCTAACAGCCCTACTTTGGTGACGCCTGCTTTGGGTACGCCTTCAAGCGGAACGCTGACCAACGCTACAGGCCTGCCAATTGACGGCGGTACTACGGGCACGCTGCCCGTGGCAAGAGGTGGTACAGGCGTTACTTCTTCAACAGGTTCTGGCAGCGTAGTGCTGTCTAGCAGCCCTACTTTGGTGTCGCCTGCTCTGGGTACTCCGGCGTCTGGCAACCTGGCCAACTGCTCGTTTCCTACGTTGAACCAAAACACAACCGGGACTGCGGCTAACGTCACAGGTACTGTTGTGGTTGCAAACGGCGGTACAGGAGCAACGTCTTTCACCTCCGGCGCTTTGCTTAAAGGCGCTGGCACTGGCGCGGTGTCTACCGCCTCGGCTGCTGATATTGTTGGCCAGATCGGATCGACTGCGGTTACGAACGCAACTACCGCAGCTTCTTGCTCGGGTAATGCCGCTACGGTTACCACGATTACGACCACTCAAGTGGCAAACGCTACCGCTGGCGTTTCTGCCGGGGCCGTTGGAACTTACATGATGGCAAGGTACAACAATACCCCTACGATTGATTTTGGTGTCACCGTTGCAGGCTCTGATCTGACCCCATCCAACGCCACAGGTAACAACGTAGGCTCGGCTGTTACAGGCACATGGAGATGTATGGGATTTGTGGGAACTGGAACTTCTGCTAACTTGGTCACTTTGTTTTTAAGAATTTCATGATCACCCACCACTTCAGCGATGGTCTGTACGCCAAAGAGATGCGGTTTACCGCAGGCGAAGCCATTCTGAAGCACACGCATAAGTTCAGTCACCTGTCGATCCTGGCCGCTGGCAAGGTGGCGGTGATGAAGGGTGAAGAGATAGAAGTCATTGAAGCGCCAGCTTGCATTGAGATCAAGGCTGGTTTGACGCACGGCGTCAAGGCGATCACGGATTGCGTTTGGTTTTGTATTCACGCCACCGACGAGAAAGACCCGTCGAAGGTGGACGACGTTTTGATTGGAGTTTGATATGCCAGCACTTATCGCAGCAGGCGGTTCTCTTTTAGGGGGCTTGCTCGGAGGCCGTTCTGCCCGTAGAGCCGCGCAGACACAAGCTGACGCGCAGACCCGCGCAGCGCAACTGGCGGCTGAAGAAGCCCGCTTCCGCCCGGTCGGCATCACGACGCGCTTTGGATCGTCGCAGTTCCAGACCGACCCCCAAGGCCGCGTGTCAGGTGCCAGCTACACGCTAGACCCGCGGCTCAGGGGTATGCAAGACCGCTTCTTGGGCTTGGCAGGTCAAGGTCTGTCGCAAGCCGAGATGGCGCAGCAGCAGTTTGCGCCCTTGCAAGGCGCAGCGCAGGGGCTGTTCGGCCTTGGCCAGCAGTACCTTAGCCAGCCCGCAGACCAGCGCCTTGGCGGCATCGCAAGCCAGTACCTGGGCGCTCAACCTGACTTCGGCGTGGGTCAGATCGGGCAGCGATTGCTCGGGCAAGGTCAGGATCAGCAGATCACAGACATCGCTCGTCAGCAGTTTGCCCCGTCGGCAGGCGCTCAGGCGTTGACCTCGCTCGGTCAGCAATATGTGGCGCAGTCGCCTCAAGAGGCCGCGCAGCAGTTCATGGCTAGCCAACAAAACCTCTTGGCTCCTAGCCGAGAGCGCCAGTTTGCGCAGCTCCAAAACCAACTGTTCCAGACTGGCCGTGGTGGTCTGTCCGTGGGGGCCACAGGCGAGCGCCCAAGCGGCGCTGCGGGCCTTGGTGCTGCCAGTCCTGAACTGGAGGCGTACTACAACGCCTTGGCCCAACAAGACGCAGGTTTGGCTGCGCAAGCCCAACAAGCCGGACAACAGCAAACAGCGTTTGGCGCTGGTCTGCTAGGCCAAGGCCAAGCGCTCGGCCAAGGCCAGATCGGTTTCGGGGCGGGTTTGCTCGGCCAACAACAGGCGCAAGAAGCGCAGCGCTTGGGTCTCGGCTCGGCGTTCACGGCGCAGCAGCAAGCACTGGAGCAAGGCCGCTACGGCTTTGGTGCCGACTTGCTGGGTCGTCAAAACGCTTTGGAGCAGCAACGCGCATCGTTTGGTGCCGGTCTGTTCGGCACTGGTGGCAACTTGCTCACACAAGGCTACGGCGGTCAGGCTGCGGCTTTGGGCCCGTATCAAGCGTACCTGCAAGGCGCAACTGGTCTGGAGGCCCTTGGCCAGCAGCCGCTGGAGATGGGTTCTGCTTTGGGCGGTCGTGTGGCCAACCCGACTGGCGCAAACGCGCTGTTCCAAGGCGGCAACGCGGCGGCGCAGAGCCAGTTTGCAGCGAACGCTTACAACCCGTTCGCAACAGCGCTGATCGGACTGTCGCAGAACCCTACGCTCACAAACGCGGTTGCACGGCAATTCAGCGGCGGTTTTGCTCAACCAAACGCGGGCAATCTTGCCGGGTCGTCTTTCGCCTACGATACGGCAGGCAACGCCGTTCCTATTATCTAAGGAGTAAGACATGGCAGAAATCGTCCAATCCCTATTCGGCGTCTCGCCGGAGATGTACCAGCAGAACCAGCAGGCAATGGCTGACCGCCAAGCACTGCAACTGGCGCAACTGACGCCTTTCCAGCAAGCGAACTTCGCCATTGGCCGTGGGGCTAATATGCTGGGCGGCGCAATCGGCGGTGCTCTCGGTGGTCAAGACCCTGAGTTGCAGCGCATCAGCGCACGTCAGCAGATCGCACGTCAGATCGACCTGACTAACCCTGAGTCCATTCAAGAAGGTATGGCCATGCTGCAACAGGCAGGCGATACTGTGGGCTTGCAGCAGTTGGCGCAGATATTCCGTCAGCAGCAGGAAAGCGGCGCTTTGATCGCGCAGCGTACGGCTGCGGCTGCTGCTTCGACAGCGGCTGCCGGGCGTGAGCGAGCACCGCCTACAACCAACGAACTGACCAACGCCCGCGCCATCGCCGCAGCGGCAGGGCCTGAAGGCTCGCCAGCGTACAACGCTGCGTTCACCAGCGAGTACCAGCGTTTGACTGCGCCTAAAGAGGCCAAAGGCCCAGCGTTTGGTGCTGAAGCCGAGCGCGTGTCTGCTGAACTGTTTGACAACAAAACATTCGCGGAGTTGACGCCGACGCAAAAAGCGGTGGTCAACAAGCGTGTCGATGCAGAAAGTCGCTCTCGAACACCTACGATCACTAACGTGTTGCCAGGTCAAAAGGCTTTGGTCGACATCCCAGGCTTTCGTGCCAAGGTGCAGAGCACTATCGAGCCGCAGTCGAAAGCGGTGTTCTCTGCCGACAACGCGCTGGCGAACATCGGCGACGCCATTACTTCCGGCAACCCGTCGTCCTACCGGGCTGCACAAGTGCAGTTCGCCAAAGCGATTGCTGGCGCTGGCGACCTGAGCCAGAAAGAACTGCGTGCTGCGGGTGCAGACCCCAGCTTGCTGGGCGGCGCTGCCGATTACCTGTCTACGCTGGCAACCTCTACACCGACTAAAGACACAATGGAAAAGATGCGTAAGGCATTGGAAACCATCAAGCGCGTGAACACCAAAAAGGCTACCGACGAAATCACACGCCAGCGCAAGATTGCCGAGCGCAGCGGTGGTTACGACCCTGTCGCCTTGGATTTGGCATTGGACTTTCCTGAGTTCTCTGCCGCGCCTGCTGCTGGTGGCGGTTCACTGGCCGATCAAGCTGCGGCTATACTGAGAAGCCGTGAAGGTGCGCGGCCAACTCGTGGAGGCCAATAAGATGGCACTTGACCTGACCAAACTCTCTGATGCGGAACTTCGCGCCATTTCATCTGGCAATCTGACAAGCCTGTCGGACGAAACGCTGCGCATGATTTCGGGCGAAACGCCAGCACCAAGCACCGGTGCAATCGCAGCAGAAGCCGCCCGTAAAGGTTTGGCAGGCAGCGCAGGCATGGTGTCGGGCACAGCCAACGTCGTTTTCGACACGCTGAGTCGTCTGGGCATCAACCCCTTGGAAATGGGTATGCGTGCGGCTGGAGCGCCCGCGCAAGCCCCCGCAGCGGGCGTGGTTGACGCTTACCGTACAGGCCGCGAGGCCGTGCGCCAGCCAACCATGCAGGCGCTGGGCAGCACAGGCGCTGCCCCTACAACTGGTGGGCAGCGAATCCTAGCCGCTGGCATTGAAGCGGCTGCGTCGCCAGAAAACTACTTGTTCCCCGCGCTGGCAGCAACTCGCCGCATGGGGATGTTTGGCCAAGCGGTCATGCGCCCTGCCGAGCAAGTCGCCATCGGCGCTGGCGCTGAAGCTGGCGGTCAGGCTGGTGGCGCAATCGGCGGTAAACTTGGTGGTGAGACCGGCGCAACGGTCGGTCAGATTACCGGCGGCTTGCTGGGCGGCGCTGGCTCGGCCTACGGCTTGGGCACTGCTCTAAAGGGCGCTCCGCTGGCAGGCAAAGGTTTTGATGTCGTCAAGGGCCAATGGGACAAGGTGCGCGGTACGGTTCCCGAGGATGAACTGCTCAAGGATGTGGACAACCGCATCAGCAACATCTTCATCGCAGCAGGCGCTGCTGACCCCAACTTCATGAAGACGCTGACCGACGCTGCCAAAGCGCAGCAAGGCGTGTCTCTCAAGGCGCCTGGCGGTGCTACGGTGCAGATGCCCGTGTCTGCCCTGCTGGCCGACAACCCGGTCATCAACAACTTCATCCAGAACCTGTCGTCGCGTGATCCAGTATTCCGCGCTCAGTACGGCAACCAGTACGAGGCCGCTAAGACCGCGCTGCTGCAAAACCAGATTCGCTTGTTTGGCGACCCAACCAAGGCTGTCGTCACGGCGACTGGCCCTGACTTGGCCAAGGCGCAAGCCCGCCGCGTTCGCTCTCTTGACGAGCAGATCGCCGACGCTTACAAGAGCCAGTCTGTTGACCCCACCGCGTTCGGTCAGCGTGTGTCTAATCTCGTTGCAAAAAAGGAACAAGCGGCCTACGCAGAGGTCAAGCCGCTGTACACCGAGGCGTTCAACATCGCCAAGACCAAGAATGTGGAACTGCCCGCCGGATCGGTGGACGACATCTACAACTTTGTGGCTGGCGAGCGCGCGTCTGACGTGTTCAAGACGTTCCCGTCCATCTACAGCCGAGTGCAGTCACGGTTCCGTCCTACAACTACCGAGCCAAGCGCCATCCTGACCGCCGAAGGCGCTCCGATGACGCCCGCAGGCAGAGAGTTCAGCGCGGCCACGATTGAGGATTTGGACTCGCTCAAGCGCGAGATCAACCGCCAGTTGAGCAAGACTGACGTGCCTACCGACATTCGACTGTTGTCTGAGCTGAAGCAGCGCGTCGGCGGTCATATCGACAGCCTGGACCCTGATTTTGTCACTGCTTACCGCAACGCTGACAAGGCGTATTTGCAAAAGGTCGGTCTGCCGTTTGACACCGCTACTTTGGCGGCTGTGGACCGTAAGAAGTTTGTGGAGCAGATCGCCCCCGCGATCATCGGCAACAAGTCCAACGTCACCGAGTTCATCAACGCCGTCGGGCCAGAGGGTACACAACTGGTCCGCTCGGCCTTCTTGGACAGTTTCACCAACGCCGCGCTCAAGAACGACGTTTTGGACCCCAAGGCGGCGGCCAAATGGCTCAAGAAGAACGAAGGTGGCGTGTCGCTGGTGCCCGGCCTGCGTGACGAGTTGCAAACCGCAACGCAAGACGTGCAACAGTTGATTGCCCAGCGCACCCGCCTGAACACCGAGTTCCAGCGCGTGGCTGGCAATCAGATCATCAGCGCCGAGGGAATGGGCAGCCCGCAGGACTTGGTCAACAAGATGTACGGCGACATCAAGTTCACCAACAAGTTCATGCAGCAGTACGGCGCGAACAAGGACTCCGTCAATGCTGTACGGGCGTTTATGCTGGACGATTTGGTGTCTTCCAAAGACCCTGTCGCTGCGCTGACCGACCGCAACAACGCCGCCGTGTTCAACCGCGTCTTTGGCCCGACCTACGCTAAGAAGGTGCAGGACTTTGTGACCGTGACAGATCGTCTGGCCAAGGACATCACCAACGTGCCGTTCCGAGGCGAAACACTGCCGAAAACAGGGTTTGAAATGATGACTGGCCTGCCGCCAGAACAGGTGTTGTCGCGCATCTACAACCCCGTGTCTGGCTGGGTGTACGCCGTCACATCTACGTTCAGCAAGTTCTGGGCGAAGAAAGCGTCAGAGGCCACCGAAGCGCGTCTCAAAGAGCTGCTGCTCAACCCAAGCGACGCCGTCAAGGTCTTCCAGGCTGTCCAGCCCCGCGCCGCAGGGTTTGACCAGAAGAAGATCCAAGACGCCATCGACGTGGGCCGCAAGTACGGCATCCAGTGGGTCGCTGACGCTGTGCAAGACCTGACAACAGGCGCTGCTCGCGGCGCTGTGCAAGAGCCGCAAGAATAAGCGTCAGAGCCGTCCCTTGGGCACTTCGTGCTTATTCAGGAACGGCTTGACGCTGGGCTTGGCCCGGCTGTAGATACCAAAGGCTCGGTAGTCGGTCGTGACCACCACGCCTTTGGCCCTGAACGCAGGGTCCAGCAAAAAGATGCTCGGGCGAGGGTCTTTTTTCCATTCAAACGGGCTCATACAGTCTCCACAATAGGCCGCGCTTTCTTAAGGCGCACGGTTTCATTTACAAAATTCAGCGCCGCTTCCAACTGTTTGACCGTAACGGTCTCCAGTTGGGCGTCGTGAATCTCCATTGCTAGGTTCAGGGCTGTCAGCTCTTCACCGCGTACGACAAAGCGGCTTGTCAGCCCCCGCTTGGCGAGCGTATAGAGCGCATCTTGCGCTGCCCGCAGCTCGGGCATCCAGTCGCTGCCAACACCCTGCTGGGCCAGCGCCTCGGTTACGTTCAAGGCGTTGATCAGGACGTCAATCTCAGCTCGCGTCGCAGTGCCCAGCCGCAGCGTGTTCATCGCGTCGTGGTTCCTGATCTTGATCGTGGCGCTCTCGCTGACCTCATCGACTCGCTTGAGGCCCGACTGCACCCACGCCATGTTGTCTAGGCGCACGCCTTTGGGTTTGTATTTGCTACGCTTTCTCACGCGCTTGTTCCTTGAGCGTAGCCCATGCCACTTGGGCACATCGGGCGCAT